TGCCATAATTATCCTAACAATGAAGTGCGACGCTGCATCTGTGGTGGCTTTTGGCTAAGTAAGCTCATAAAGTCTACAGGAGCGAATTGACCGCTTTGAATTGGTGGTGCTTGCAATACTTTAGGTGGTGGTGGAGGCTGCATCATTCCACCAGCAGCTTGTTTAGCCACGCTAGTTAATGCAGGATTCTCAGACATCAATCCTTGAATATTTTGACCTGTGTTAATAGCAGACTGCATCATTGTTGGTGCTTGTGGCCCCATAAATGTCTGTGGCCCAACAAATGCAGGATTAGCTGATGACAAAGCAGCAGGGAACGCTTGAGTAGGAATAATATTTGCAGCAGCAGCATTTCCAGCCGTACTTAACAAACTATTTCCTGCTAGTGCAGCATTAGTTCCTGCTGTAATTAGTGGATTAGCACCTACTGCACCCATAGTGCCAAGCGCACCTGCACCTGCACCCATAGCGGCAGTAGTAGCACCAGCAGCACCAGCAGCGCCAGCAGCACCCATAGCACCCATAGTGAAAGGAGTCGCAGCAGCAACAGCAGCAGGAGCGCTCATTGCGGAACCGACAGCAGCTAGTGTAATTGGATCAGCCATAATATTCCTTTAATAAGCTCTATAACCACCATAGTTGTTTGAGTAGCCACTATTTGCATCAGCGGCAGCTTGTTCAGCCGCAGTCTTAGGAGCAACGTATTCTTTAGTGATGCCACCACGCGGCAAACCAGTGATAAACGCACCGTAATTTTGCAACGTTTGATACGGGAGATTAGCTGTGTAATCGTAACGAGCCTTATCAGCAGCCTGTTGAGCCGCTGTATAGCCTTCTTTAGTTTGTCCAATAGCCATCAATCTATCAATGTCAGCGTAGTCAGCAGCAGCAAGGCCAGGAGCCATGCCAGCAGCAGCCATGCGTGTAGCTATATCTTCACCTCTTACGCCTTGAGCGCCAGCTAGTGCAGCCATTTGATTAGCATAGTCACTTTGGTAGACTCCTTGGCCTGCTTGAGCCGCCGCCATTTGGTTAGCGTAATCTTGCTGATATACGCCTTGACCTGCTTGAGTAGCACCCATTTGATTAGCATAATCTTGTTGATACACGTTTTGACCTGCTTGTGCAGCAGCCATACGATTAGCAAGATCAGAACCGTAAACACCTTGAGCTGCTTGCAATGATGCCATTCTGTTAGCTTGGTCGGAGCCGTAAATACTTTGAGCGCCTTGTGTAGCAGCCATCTGATTAGCGTAGGCTTGCTGTGCAGCAGTGCCAAGACCTTGAGCGCCTGTAAGTTGATTAACGAACCCTTGTTGCGACAGACCACCAAGAGACTGCAATGCTTGTTCTTGCAGACCACGTTCTTGCTGGTAGTTTTGCAGATATGCCTGTTGATTCTGTTCAGCCAAAGCTCGAGCAGCAGCGTCAGTCATCTTGCCAGCTAATTGCTGCTCTGCACCAGAGCCATAACGACCTGCTAATGATGTTTTGCTTTGTAGACCACGGATGCCTTCTTGCAACGATTCAGCAGTTAGACGATTAGCCTGGCCTAATGCACCTTCAAGGTAAGGACTGCCGCCAAGATACGCACCTTGTGATGTTGCTCGAGTTCCACCCAATGCCTCATTCTGCATTGCGCCAGATTTCATTTGATTGTAGAAGGCTTGATTAGGATCAACATAGGCGTTTTGAGCCATTTGAGCCATTTGTTGCTGATATGGACTAGCTTCTTGAGCCATGTTTGCAAACTGCTGCTGATATGGACTAGCAGCCTGACCAATTTGATCAAATACAGAACCATACTTGCTAGTTTGACCTGCTAGAGTATCAAAAGCAGTTCCATACTTGCTAGTTTGACCGCCTAAAGCATCAAATGTCGAACCGTATTGGCTAGTCTGACCAGCCTTACTAGCATACTGTGACTCATATGGGCTTTGAGTTCCCATTAAACCTTGTACAGTGCTTTGAGCGCCTTTAAGTAATGGGCTACCTTGACCTGCGCGTTGCTGCGCTAAGAACAATGCTACCTCTGTTTGTGCGCTAGGCTTAACGTAAGTATCCCCGCTGTAATAAGCAGGGCCACCAGCTTGTCGAAGTCTCTCTGCCTCACTCAGCGCTGTGTCAACATAAGGACGCAGCGTAGGATCGAGCATTGTTTCTGTTGGAGTAAATTCTTGCTGCGATGGGCCGCCCATAATTAAACCTCACTTATCCATAGTCTAGGGCTAAATCCAAGACTCTTAGCCCTCTTAATCCAGCCTTTTCGATGGCTAGAAAATGTTATATATTTTGCCCCGCCTTGACGCGCAACCTCTTTTATGTATTTTAATCCATTTTCAAGGTTATCATGTCTATTTTCTAACGACCAACCAGCCCAAACGTGCAATTTATTACCATCAGGCTGCAATACCCAATAACCTATAACTCTACTGTTATCAATCAACGCCCAAAGCATTGATCTACCGTTGTAGCAATCTACATACACATCCTCAACAATCCAATCTTCAGGGCTTTTCCTTTTAACATTCTCTAGTCCTGGTCTAACGGAAGGCCACCACGACCTTAGCTCTTGCGGAGTGATATATTTAGTTTCCATTAACCAACAATAATGTACATAAATTCACAAACATGAGCGTTACTTGCGTGATTAATAATTGCACTACCTTGAGATCGTGTGCCTACCCATAATTTAGACATTTCTTGAGCTGCCTTATCGTTCATTGGAGTAAATATAATGGCAGAGTCATAACCTATGCGCTCATTATTTAATACAGTGGTGGTGGCAGTTGTCGCAGTTGTAAAGTAACCAACATTATTAGTCTTGCCATCCATAATTCCGCGAACTACCTCTGCAACAGTTCGCTGATCTCCACCAAACGGAGGAAGCGTTCTAAACTGTGTCATCTCAGACCTTGCGTAACAATATCAACTTCCATCCCCACGGCAGTTTTCCACGCATTGCCAACAGGTGACGCTTTTACCCTCATATAACGACCAGGAACACGCATAGAGGCTTTTCCTTCGCTGTCCGTACTAACAGCTGTAGTAAACGCTATCGGGTCTCCTAGTAGGTTCCTATTGCAAATTGAGATGTCAGCCGTTCCATTGTCAATAATCGGCCTGACTCCAGTAATTACAGACCTACCGTTATCAATGTCATTAGTAACAATAGAGCATTGCTTGTTAGTGCCGCCAAACGTAATAATCTTTTGCCCTTGCACGCCAGCAAACAACGATTGACCACCATCCCATTGACGATCATCCAACGATACGGTCAAAGCATCAATACTAGCGCTAAACAAGTCTAATCCTTCAAGCGTTACCGCAGGAGTAATGACGATAGAGATAGCGTCAGCAGTAGTATCACCATGCGACCACTTACCAAAGTCAATGCTATAGATCAAAACATTGGTATTAGCGAAATTATCCTTAAATGACCAGACAATTAACCGCTTAACTGGGTCAACAGTGCTAGACATTTGGTCAAGTTGACCTGTATTCGCAATGTCAAAGAACCAACGGTCTATTTTTCCTGCGCTAATCGACTTAACCGTCTGACCATCGCACACATAAAAACCGTCTGTGGCTAAAAAGTACGTTAAACCATTGTATTGAGTCACACTACCGCTAGAAATACAACCTAAACTGCGTGAAATAGCGTCAAATTGGAAAAACAACGGGCTACCTATATAGGACATACGGAAGATGGCTTTTTCAAGCAGCACTAATCCGTACTCACCACCCGTTAAACCTTTAATATCACCACCGTCAGCGATTACCTGTGTGTCTGCTTGGCTTGTTGCGCCAGGTGTCCAGTTAGTTTCGTCGTTGATGTCAGACCAATAAACCTTGTTCTCATAATCCTCAACATTTGCAGCCACCACAAAGTCTCGAACTACTGTTACATACTTAGCAGTAGGAGCGTCAGCAGACAAATCACTGAATGTTTCACCTATTACATTTAACGTATAAGCCTGTAGCTTTTCAGTGCCATTAGCTACAATCATCTCAGAGCCAAACTGCGTAACATCCCAAAACAAAGTGGTGGAGTAGCCTGTCGTCGTTAAAGCGTCAAGACCTCTATCGCCACTATCGTACTTAAACAGATTAGTAGCACCACCAGCAAACAACGTAGACAATCCAGCAAACTTACCGGCAAATGTAGTCACTAAAGTTTGACCAGCAGCGGTACTATATTCTGCTTCAGCACCCAAAGGAGCGTAGCCAGTAGCAACAGGTATGCAGTTATTAGCGTCAGTCAACGCACCTGTAATGCCAGGCTGGTCTGGCAGCCACTCACCAAATGCTAGTTTTGTCTTAGCCATGTATTAGTTCCAGCAGGTACGTTAGTCCATGTATTGCTATTAGCAGAAACAATACTCCAAGTATTAGATTCTTCAGATACGTCTGCCCATTCTTCGCCATAGATATAGCCCTTGATGATGATCGAGCTAATCGCATCAACATCTGCAACGCCATTGCGTATTCTAAAAGAGTTAGCCGATACCGTAGCGTTTGCTTCTATGCTGCCAGAGCCTTCTACATTCATGCCGCCCAAAGCCGTAACAGTAGCAGTATTGCTAATGTCGCTTGCAAAAAACATAATGCAAGTAGTCGTGCTTTCCCATACGCTACTATCTAACGAAAATGGCAAGCTATCAAGCGTACCAAATTGGTCTAAATCCTCAAGCGTGAATGGGCCGCAGATGTCAGCCATTATGCAAACGTAACGGTAAGGTTACCGATAGCGATCTTAAATACATCGCCAATCTCGATTAGCTTTGCAGCATCCAATGGTGAATGGTAAAGAAGATTGCCAGACGTTGACGCATCCAAGATACCAATCCAGCCAACAGTAC